GCAAAACAAGTTCGGGGAGAATCAGTTGAAGAAGAAAAACCTTGTTGGAATGGTTTTAAACAAGTTGGTATGAAAACAAAGGGTAACAAACAAGTACCAAACTGTGTTCCAGAAGAAACAACTGTAGAAGCATGTTGTGACGATTGTGATGATTTGTATGACCATCTTATCGTAGAAGCAGAGTATCAGGGTAAGAAAGTAGAACTTAATAATCCTATTAGGACGAGTGAAAATCCTAATAAGAAGTTCAAAGTATACACAATGGGCCCAAGTGGTAAAGTAGTGGTCGTGCGGTTTGGTGATCCAAACATGGGTATCAATCGTGATGACCCTAAAGCAAGAGCTGCATTTAGAGCTAGACACAGTTGTGATGAAAAGAAAGATAAAACTACAGCAGGATATTGGTCTTGTTACCAATGGCGTGCTAGTTCAAAAGTTGACAATTAAAATTAGATAAATAGGTACAAAGGAAACGCAACTATGACAAATTACACCAAAACAATGAGAGAAGCATTGCAATCAATGTACATCTCCGAAGACAATATTGCCATATTGCGTGATATAGTTAAAAGAAAATCAGCAATGCCATTAAAGTTTGCTGATGGTAAGATGAAAGTTGACCTTTTTACTGCATCGGCAGTAACTCAAGCACTTGATAAAGTCAACCCTGCAAACAAAGCAAAAATAACCAAGATGATTAACACAGGCAAGAAAGCAAACTTTATGAGTGTTGCCAAGGTGGTTATGAAGTCTGAAAATGACCCAGAGATTAAAGAAGAGGTTGAAGTTAAAGTTGAAGAAGTTTCTTTACTGGCGCAACAGGCTGCAATTTTAATTTCTAAAAGAGAACTCGAAAGAAACCCTAGAAAAGAAGAAGTTGAACTTGATGAAGAAAAGATGCCTTCTCATGCAGAGTTAGTTAAAGGTAAATACGGAGATGCACATGCTGGCGCACAACATTTTTCTAATATTGATGGTAAAGTATATACTTGGAATTATCTTGAAAGAAAAGGTGGGAAATATGTTGTAACAACAAAGAAAACTGGTGAAATCGGTCTATCTAGAGCAGGAAGTAAGGATTTTAAAACTGCAAAGATTGTTAAAGAAGAAGTTGAGATTAAAGAGGGTAAATTTAAAAAGGGTGACACTGTTATTGTTTTGAGCGGCCCACATAAAAATGATGTACACAAAATAATTCATGATCATGGAGATGGTACATATAATGTTAAACCGTGGCGGACACGCTACGGCGGACACATCTCCAAGATTCATTATAGGTTGGGTGCAGCTACGGCAAAGGCATCTGATCTTAAAAAAGAAGAAGTTGAACTTGATGAGTTAATGCCTCCAAGTAGACACGTTGGTAAGAGTAAAAAGAATCCAGATATGTTCTGTGTGTTTGATACAAATGGCAAAGAAGTAAAACTCTTTAAAGATGAAGATGATGCTAAAGAATATGCTGTTAAGAACCACGATGCATTAATGGGTCACGATAAACCTAAGAAAGAAGAAGATGAACTTGATGAAGGCAAAATGAATCAGTTACATCAGTACATCAAAGATAAGAAAAGCGCAGAAGAGATTGCAAAACTGATGAAGGTGGATGTAAAGACAATTAAAACACTTATGAGCAGTAATGAACCTTTTAAAGAAGAAGCTGAACTTGATGAAGGCCAGTTGAAAGACATGTTAGCACAGGCAGGTGATATTGAGTATTATGCTAAGAGGAGTGGTGGTATTGATAAGAAGGACATGATGAAAGCTGCTTCCCTGTTGAAGAAAGGTAATAAGTCTGGTGCATTGAATTTTGTGTCTAAACTAGACACATCCCCAAGAGAAAAAATTCTAGACTTGATGGGTGAAGAAGTTGAAGAATCATACGAGTTTGGTACAGACGAATATACAAAACATACTAAAGATGTGACTCCTGGCCAAGGCAAAGAGATTGATGAGGCAAGACCAAGCGCTCGCAGAGATGCTATGAAAGCAATGGGTAAGAGAGGAAAAGATTCTGCTGATGATGATGACTATGTTGCCACTGCTGATGATCGTAAGGCTGCAGATAAAAATATTATAATGCAACTACGAAAAGCAACTAATCTTGGTGGTAAATACGAAGTAACATTTAAAGACAAAAAGAAAGTTAAAGTAAAACCTGAAATTGCAATGGCGTTCATCAAAAAATTTGAAAAGATGAAACCAGTAGATAAAGCAAAACTTCAAGATAAAGTTTCAAAATCTTATAAAGATTTATTGAAAGGATTGAAAGAAGAAGATACTTCCATGTTAGGAAGAATAGAAAAGAAACTCAAGGAGATTAAAAATGGGTAAGAAATATTTGGAGACAAAGGAAAACAGCCTTGAGTCCTCAGTTCTAGGAATTTGGCAGGAAGCTGCTAAGAAAGCAGGCGAACTTGATGAAGCAGGGGAAAAAATTAGTTCACACGAACAAGATTTATTTGATGATGATATTTTTCCAGCTCTTAAAAAGGCTAGATATAATAACATAAAAAAATTAATCCAAAAGACTCAAAAAGATAAAGATAGTGATACTGTTAAACAAGATGTTAAAGATTTTAATCGTTTAATGAAAATGGTATCTAAAATTAAAAAAGGCCCAGGCAATACCCACATGGATAAAGAATTAAATATGTTTAGCAATATTGCAAACACTATGGATTCACATCCAAGAGATCAATTCGCTCAAGCTTTAGAAGCTGATGTTGGAGAGGAAGCATATGATTATCTTATGGGAACTTATGCTGAATCATTTAGAGCTAAAGGTAATAAAGTTGTAAATGAAGGTTTCTCCCCTAAAGAAATTAAAATGGCAATCGGTGTTGCATCAGATAAGAGATATGCTGGTGGAAACATGACGGGTGCTGTTAAAGCAATTGATAAAATCAAAAAGGGTTTATCTGGTCATCCACAAGTTGCAGCTGTTCTGAAACGACAGAATGAAAACATAGAAGAAGCTCAATCTGGTGGAAAAGAAGAATACCAAAAGTTCTTTAACGCTGCACTCAAGAAGTTCAAAGTTAAATCTCCAGCAGAACTAAAGGGAGAGAACAAAAAGAAATTCTATGATTACATAGATGCTAATTGGGAAGGCGACAATGAGAAAGCAGAAGGTGCTATGTCTCAGGTTCGTGAGTTCAAAATGACAAGTATGAAAGCTGCCCTTGCAGATATATGGGGCATGAAAGAAGGTAAAAATCCTTTCAAGAAAGAGGAAGAAGAGGAAAAACCAGTTATTACTAAAGGTGGAAAGACCCTAACAGGTAAGAAACCAGCAAACATAGATGTTAAGCCTAAAATAGACAAAGAAGCATAATGTTTGATGAAAAATTTAACGGAACTGATAAAACCTTCAAAAGAGGATTTGCCAACTATATATTGTGATATGGATCAGGTTTTATGCGACTTTATTGGCGGTGCAGAAAAGATTATAGGAATACCTTTTGCACAAGCAAACAAAGAGGATAGGTGGGAAAAGATTATAAGCACTAAGGATTTTTGGGCAAATTTAGAATGGATGAAAGATTCAAAAAAATTGTATCAATTCATTTCTAGATATAACCCAAAAATCTTATCTGCATCTAGTAGAAGAGATGTTAATTCTAGGCCAGGCAAAATGAAATGGTTGAGTAAAAACACTAAAATAAAACGTAGTGATACAAAACTAGTTAATAGAGCAGATAAACAGAAATTTGCAACTACTGATGGAAAACCAAATATATTAATTGATGACTTTAAGAAAAATATTATAGAATGGGAAGCAAAAGGTGGAATAGGCGTACATCATACAAATGTAAGTAAAACTATTGGAGAATTGAAACGTCTAGGGTTTAAATAAGATAAATAGATATATAACACATTCTCAAGAATAAGGAGAGAAATAATGAGCTTATGGGGAACAACAACGGCAGATGGCGATAAACCAAAGTTTCTGCCAGTAGATAGTAATGCAGCCGGTTCAACTGGCGCAAGAGAACATCTTATTGCATCTAAAAGTGGTTGGGCATTAGCGCCTGGCCTTGCTGCATCAGGTAATGATAATACAAGCGCACAACCAGAAATATTGGTTTGTGTTAAAAACCTTGCTGAATTTATGGGTTCTGCTTCAATTATTGGTATTGATTGGACAGACGCCACAGTCGGTAATGTTGGATTATTTGATATCACAGTATCATTTGATGAGGCAGTTGACGTAACGTCTGCCGCTTGGTCAAATAACCAAGTGGTTTCAAACAAAGCATACATTCTGTTAGATCGTTTAGGTGTCACAGATATGGTTTCTGACAGTACAATTGCTGCTCAGTACTTCTCTGGTTCTGGAACTAACCAATTAGTCTTTAGAGGTAGAGTTACTACAAACGCTGCTGCTGGATTTATTGGTTTCAATGGTTCTGGTGTCGGTGATGACGCTTTTAGTACAGGAATTATCTTTAATGGTAGTGCTGCACTAGACGAAGAAAATGGTGATTCTGCACTTGGTATTCGCCAAGAAGCAGGAACAGCTGCCGCACCTACATTTGGTGATGCATTAATTCTTGACAGTACTGCTGGTGGTGTTATGACTACTAACGGTGCGGTTACTGCATCTACAACAATTGTCGTTGATGGAGTTGCTTCTGATGCTTCTACTGCTATTACCATTGGACAGGTTGTTACAGTAAAAACTGTAGCTACAGCATCTATATCTGATGCAGATGGTAACACAGGAATTAGTACAGATAATACACTTACTGTTACTGCTGTTGGATCACAAACTTCATTTACGGTTTCTGAAGCAGTTACAATTGCAACCGATATAGTCTTGTTGTTCTCTACAAATGCTGGTGATGAGACAATTGCAGACGGTATTAGTATGACAGTCGCAGGGCCTACATATGCAAGTCGTTCTGATATTACTACAATTGCTAGAGTAGGTGAAACATTAGGTGGAGACATTCTTCTGGAACAAGGGGCGCAAGATACTGGTAGAGATACATTACTAATTGATGCTACTGATAATTCTTCTGCTAATGAAAATGATCAGATTGATTTAGAAGATAAAACATCTGGTATTGCAACATATGTACAAGCTGGTACAACTGATGGTACTGCGTATGTATTGAATGGAATAACAGTTGCAGCTGCTTAATAAATCGTTATAAATAAACTTGTAACATATGAATAAGGTGAGGTGAAAATGATTACTAAAGACAGTCTTAAAAAAAGAAAAGAAGTTCTTTTAAAAGATATAAATGATGTTAAATTACGAGCAGCAGAATATGAAAAGAAAAGAATAGAAGATGTTGCGTTGTTGAATGGACTTTCGGGTGCATTTCAACAATGTGAAATCTTTCTAAAAGAGTTAGATAATGACGAGTCAGAGATGGCTAATGATGTAGAGAATAGTCCAGAAAAGGATTAATATCTACAGTAATATTCCTACAATTTCGTAGGTTTATATAAAGGAGATGCTATAATGGCTGATAAGAAAATCACGGCGTTGACCGATCTATCAACAGGTATTGCTGGAGCAGATTTGCTTCATGTTATTGATGATCCTACTGGAACACCAATTAATAAGAAGGTTTCGGTGACTAATTTCATCAACAACCTTCCTTCATTCATAGGGTTCGGAAACTCTGTGGAAAACATAAATGATGGACAGCAAGCTGCTGTGTCAATCACACACGCACTAACTTTGCTTGGTTCTAGTGGTAGCAACACAGCTACTACTCTTGCTGACGGTACAGTTATTGGACAGCTTAAAGTGATCATTCATGACATCGATGGTGGTAACTCTATCCTCGCAGTCACAGATGCTCTTGGTTATGCTGATATCGATTTTGTTACTGCTGGTGATACCGCAATGCTAATGTGGTCAGGTGCAACAGGTTGGGCAATACTTAGTTCTGCTGATATGTTGTCTGACGCTACTGCATCAGGTGCTGGTGAATTGGTTGATATCTCTAACGGTTAATAGTTAGGATATATTAATCATTCCGATTAAGGGGAGAGGGAGTTCTCTCTCCCCTTTCTTTTGATGAAGGAGTTAACATGAAACAAGTTTTACAAGAAATTGTTGAAACAAATGCAGAGGAAGAATTTGAATTTCCTATTGCTAAAAAACAAAAACTAAATAAAGCAAGAGTGTTAGAGGAAAGATTGTTAGACGAACTTCCCTCTGATGATGCTGGAGAAGAAAATGAAACAATTTAAATCGTTTATTGGTGAAAACACATTTACAGGTAATGCTGGTGTTGGAACTTCCCAGCAAAATTTGGCTGTGGATCAGAATACAAATATGTCTGCTTTAGGCAACCCAGAAGTTCAAAAGAAACTTAATGCGTGGGTAGGTTCTATAGCAGGTAACTATATATTACCAGAAGAAGCAATCAGTAAGTTGAGAAGCTCTTTGTCAAAAATTGGACTGTCATTTAATGCAGTTCCAGTAATGGAAGGTGAAAGTGGAACTCATGAAATGCCCCTAAGTTTATTTGGTGGTCGATTTGGTAAAAGTGTAACTACTCCTTATGATGAATTTGAAGAAGACGATGGAATTTCTCATCAAGTAGAAGGTGGACTTAAACTTGTAATTGGCTATGAAATGCAAGAGGACAATTCATGTAGGTTAACTGCTTCTATAAAGTAGTATGTATGAAAAAATAACGAGCGACAATATCATTATGTTTGCAATTAAACATTATGACAACCCTCAATGCGAAGGGGAAAGAGAATTTCATGATGATATGAAGAGGTTTAAATATATTAAACGTCTTTTACGGAAACATAAAGATTCTGGTATACTTAAAGAAAGACTTCTTTTAAATCATGTAATTGTCTTAAATAATTTATTTGGTGCTGAGGCTTGTGTGACCCTACTTCTCTTTAAGATACAAAGAGAATATTGGTGTACACTCAAGTCTTTTTTATTATTCTTAAACATAATTAGAGATGATGAGTTAAAAGATGTAATAGAGAGCCAAGAGGTTCTAGAAATTTTAAGGAAACTATAATGGGCCGCGCGGTAGATTTATTTGTCACATATAGGTTTTTAAAACTACTGACTACTCCGTTCAATAAAACTGATGCGTTCAAGTTTGGTATTATTGACAAAGATGGTAATCGGTTAAAGAACGAAGATGGTTCGGTAGAAGTTCTTAGAACTCCTGACGAGAAAGGTGCATATACCATACTGCACAAACTCATATTCAATATTAAAAAACTGTTTGGAAAAGTTCCTGGCCTTAGAACAAAGGTTGGTACATACGCTGCAGCATTATTTCTTCTCAAAGATACTTTCAAGGAACACGTTGAAGACCCTGATATTTTTGAAAAGGAATTTATGAAATATTTGAAAGAAGAGGGTTATGAATTAGACAACTCAATTTCTGAAGATGTTATTGGATTTGGTGAAATATTACCAAAAGGAAACTATCTTCTAGTCAACGATATTCTAAATAAAGAAGAAGAGGAATTATCTGCAAAGAAGGGTGATAAGGTTGTTGCATATGATGACGAAGCTCCTATAGATACTATACTAGGAGTTGAGATTTTTCCTGTAATACATGTTAAAACACAAGAAAAAATTTATGTAAGTTTAGAGGACATAAAAGATGAAAACTAAATGGACAGTCATATCACCTCATACTGGAATGGATGAAGATGCACCAGCCAATGCATCTGGTGGTGGTAATGTTGCTGGATTGGGTATAGACCATCCAGATAGGCCAGGCAGCGGTGAGCCGGGCAAGAAAAAGAAGAAAAAGACTCTTATTGATCGTTCCATGATGGACGCTAGAACTAAATCATATAAAACACATCGCGCAAAATTAGAAACAAATAGAGCTGTTCGTCTTGCTCGTAAAGAATCAAGAAAAAGTAAATTTATTGAAAATGTTAAAGATAAATCTTTAAACACAGAAATGGCATACGGTCAAGGATTTGATGTTGCAAAACCTATGGCAGATATGTCAAACATAAATTCTGCAAAGTCTGCTACTGGATATGAAATTTACCACAAAGATTTTTCTAGTGCTATGCAACACGCATATAAATTTGCTAAAAGCAAAGGATACACAGTAGACCCTAAAGAGATTGATGACAAGGTTGCAACTGGGCAAAAGAAACCATCAAAGGGCAAAACAAACAGTTATAATCTTGGAACAAACAAAAAACAAAATGCACACATTCAAGTTTATAATATGGACAACAAAAAATACGAACTAAATATGTATATTAGTTAAGGTGAATAAAAGTGAGCAATATGAAAGATACAAACAATTCATCAGACCTATCAGAATTTTTTAGTGTTTTATCTAAAGAAAAGAAAGATTCTCGTCAAAAATTAGAAGAAGAAATTGCAAATCCTGAAAGTGGGTTGTCCAACCTATTTCAACAATTAGAAGAAGTACACAAAGAAACACAAAAAGTTTCTGAAGAAATTCCTGTCAACAAAAGTCTATCCATTCGGGGATTATCTCCTGATGACCAAAACAAGTTAGTAGCATTTTCTAGCTTGATGAATTCTGTTGACGTTTCGTTGCAAGAAGCACAAGAAGAAACTCCAGAGATTATAAAACCACCTATTGTTGTTGAAGTATTCAACAGCAATTCTGAAAAGGAAACTGATAAACTAGAAGCCTTTTCAAAATTATTCGGCGAGTTAGCTAAGGTTGAAGAAAAACAAGAGCCACAGAAAGAACTTGTTATTGAAGGTGAAATATCTGATGCTGTAAGTGTATTGTCTGGTAAGTTAAATCTTATACCACAAGACATTAATGAACTCACTAAACCTCAAATTGTCGCACAAGAAACTAATGATATAATCTCGGATGTTATTAGTAATCTTGATGACATGAAAGCAAAAACTGAAGTTAAAGAAGAAGTTGATCAAATTACTTCAATCAGAACAGAGTTTGAAAAATTCAAAACTCACATTCAACAACATATATCTAATCAAGGGTTTTCTGGCGGTGGTTCTGGTGAAACTCAACTTAAATATTTAGATGATGTAAGTACAACTGGACAAGAAGATGGAGATGTTCTTACATACAATTCAAGCACAGAAAAATATGAATTAAAAAGTTCTACATCCACTGTAAGTGCTGGACAATTATTAGACCAAGATGGTAGTAATGTTGTTCTTAATGCAACAGATTCTTCTAGCACAAGTGAGGGAGATGATATACTTTTAGAAATTGGTGTTGGCGGTAATAGAGATGTAGACCAAAGTATTTTACAAGAACTTACTTCAAATATTATACCAAAACATGGAGGATCAATTGATTTAGGTTCTCCAACAAGAAGATTTAAAAATATTTATTTAGAAGCAAACACCATTGATTTAGATGGTGCAACAATTAAATCAGATGGTTCTGGTGAAATCTCAATATCAGCTGATGGTGCGATCTTTCCAGTAGGTTCAAAAGATTCAGATGGTAAAATACTTCTTGCTGCTACATCAATTTCAGAAACTTCTGGTGTTCTTTCACTACAAGTACCAAGAAATGTTCCATTGTTTACACAAGCAAGTGGTTTATCAACTGCCGCTGCAAATCTTACATTTTCAGCTATAATAAAAAATAGATCAGTATATACAAACAGTGGACATACATTCTTACTAAGTAATGGTAGTGCTAGACTTGATGCATCAACAGAATTATTCGAATTTTAAATAGGAGATAGAGATGACGGCAAAAGTCCCAATCAGGGCAGTGTTTGAAGGTAGTACTGCTACAGGTTTAGCAGAATACCAATCAGGCGAATATATTGGCTTGACCTATGGTGGACTTGGCGTATCTTTATCACTCGGAACTGCTAATCAAATATTAAGAGTTAACTCTGCCGCTAGTGCAGTAGAATTTGGGTCTATAGTTGGAACAGGTGCTTTAGATTCAGGATCAATTACTTCAGGATTTGGTGCGATTGATAATGGAACATCTAATATACGAAGTGCAACAATCACGGCAGAAACTGCTTTTGTTCCAGATGCAGCTGATGGTGCTTCTTTAGGAACATCTTCATTAGAATTTTCTGACTTATTTCTTGCAGATGGTGGTACTATTACTTTAGGTAATGGCCAAGATGTAACTATAACGCATGTTGCAGATACAGGTATTGAAATTAAAAATGTTAGTACCTCTGGAAACTCTGGTGTTGGTGCTGTTCTTAGTTTACAAACTGGCGATACAGATATTGCTGTAAACAATGTTCTTGGTCAAATTGACTTTCAAGCACCAGACGAAGGTTCTGCATCTGATGCTGTTTTAGTTGCAGCCAGTATTGCTGCTGTCTCTGAAGGTGATTTTAGTTCATCTAATAACGCAACCAAGTTGAGTTTTAAAACAGGTGCATCTGAAGCTGCTACAGAAAAAATGTCATTGAGTTCTGGTGGTAATCTAACTATTTCTGGTAACGTAAGTGTCGGTGGTGACTTAGACGTTACTGGTAGTTTGGATATGAGTGATGCTAACTTAACAAATGTTGGTAGTATTCAGTTAGACTCTATCGCTGGAGATGGAGACACAAACTCCTCAATTACATTCTCTGGTTCAGATGTAATTACAATCGCAACTGGTGGAACTACTGCAGCAACCTTTAACGCAAATCAAATACTAACTTTAGCAGATGACCTTATCATTAAGGATGGGGGTACTATTGGTTCATCTTCAGATGCTGATGCAATTACTATTGCTTCAAGCGGTGTTGTAACTATGGGTCAAATACCAGTTTTTAGTGCTGGTGTAAATGTATCTGGAGGAACTATCGCAGGGACTCTAGCAACTGCTGCTCAAACTAATATAACAAGTCTTGGTACACTAACAGCATTACAAATAGACAACATTAATATTAATGGTAATGCTATTAGTAGTACTGCTGGTACTGACTTATTAATTACTCCTCTTAGTGGTCAACAAATTGTTCTTGATGGTACTATTGTTGTTGATGCTGGTGTGGTTACTGGTGCAACAAGTATTACATCAACC